GGGCCGGCCCGACCGAATTGTGTAGCAGTCTCTGTTGAGCCGGCAACACATGTAATTGTTGCAGTTGTTCCATCAGTTGAAATCAAAGTTATTGCATTACCTTCAGCGGGCGCGTTAGTAAAATCAATTTGTGCTGTGGCGGCTGTGGTAGCTCCGGGGTTTTGACCAAAAGTTGAACCAGAGAGCAGAACAGCACCGGAGTCAGCGTAGAAAATAGCACCCAAGGCAAAAGAGCCCGTGCTGGAAGCTTGATGATCTGCATCGCCGCCGCTGGGTGCAGTTAAGCCGGCTTCAAGAGAAGCAGAGGTAGCAACGAAAAGTCCATATGCACCACCGCCATCACCAGTTGCTGCTGGTCCGGTTGTAGTTTGCCAGCCAGCTTTGCCGCCGGTAGTGGCGTTAATCGACTCTTGTCCCAAAAGACGAACATAAGTAAGGGGTGTATCATTAGCTTCTAAGTGAGCTTTGGCAGCGTATGTACCATACATTGGCGAACGGCTAACGCCTGTTCTATAAACATCGGATTCAGCACTACCGGGAACGGTATCTCCGAATTGGTTAACATAGTCGCGATACGATTCGACTCTGGTGGGGGTCATTGCAAGACCTTGCTGACTGCGACCAATAACAATTGGTCCAATTTGTTCTAAGACTCTTGGGCGAAAACTGTTATCAATCTCGTTGATAAAGACACCGGGCGATACAAACTTAAAGTTTTTTACTGACATTTAGCAAATTCCTCTCTTTCGTTATAATATTAATTATAAGCTAATCAACAGTAAATAGTTATTGCATTTTCAAAAGTCTTCAGATAGAACAAGAAATTGATTGGTTTCAGGAACTAATCCCCAAAAAAGTCAGGATCACCCGGAAGTGGCACACTTTCTCTAGGAAATGTTACCTCGACTACATTTTCATCGATGCGTACAATTTTGCGATCATCATTTGTGCCTTCACCGATTAGATATCCAAGAACTTTGATTTTAACATCAGAGGTATAATTGCGGGCATCTTCAGCTAAGTTATTGACATTGTTGGAACTTGCAAACGATGAATCAATAAAAGCTTCATAAACATGTCCATTTCGTCTTAAAGTAAAAGCGTTAATTTGACCAGTTCTGGTAATGAATGGCGATATAAGCTCATTCATCTGTTGTTGATATTCGGACGTAATTTTAATTGCGTATTCAGCTTCAATATAAACTGGAATCGGGATCGATAATGTTTGAATAACGATTTTTTTGTTGATTCTTGGGAAATTTGGTTGTCTGCTGGTGCCGGTATTGGTTCTTGTTCCTGAAGCCACCGCAAAGTTTCTTGTTTTATCCTGAACTATGCGACGAGCCAAAGTAAGTCGGCCGGCACGACCATTATGCCTATCTGAGTAGATATGCGCTTGATATGAGCCTTTTCTATTTGGATCTTTAGTTATCCCTGTGCGCTCAATGCTAATCAAGGGAAGCGTGAGAGTGCCGTTATCATCTCTTAATTCTTTCTCATTTTTGATCTGGAATGCTCTCTCCGGTGTTTGCCAAAGCACTGGGACCTGTTTACGACCCTCGTTGGTGTTGGAATAAAGATTCAAATCGTTTTTAAGCCACGATGTAATAGCGTAATCAATATCTTCAATCGTTGACTCAAGCATGCCAATCTCACGTAATGATATCGAGCCACTGTTTGGTAACTCTGGCAGCATTGCAAAATCGAAGTTATCAGGTAGCATCAAAAAGTCCCTTTCTTGCGCGCTTAGCAGTCGCAATAATCTCGAAGGTCTGATCTACTTGACCAAACAGCTTGCGAGGGCTGGAGAGCTTTGTAAGCTCATAGTATTTATCACCGTATAAAATAAAGTCGCCTTCTCTTACAAACAGATTTTGATCTTCATTAAGTCTTCTCTTATGAAACTTAACTGTAATCGCAGAATCTTTATCGATACCGAAACCTTCCATATATGACGTAGATTCTTGGTCAAACTCTATCATAACATAAACTCTGACTGGTGACAAGAAAGTTTTTTCTACAGCCTCGCCATATAAGTCATGGAAGTCTGTTCTTTCTAGATCGATGGAATAATACAGAATAGCCTGACCAATGACGTTTTCAATAAGTTCGTCATTGACTTGCTTTACAAGATCTCTTTCTTTCTTGCCTAAGAACAGCGGGGGTGGCGGCTGTTCAGGTCTGTCCCATTCATCTGCCATTCAATTATCCTACAAATATTCCAAGCGGTGAGAATGCAAATGTTTTTGCAGTTGCATCAGCTTTCTCATTAGAAGTCTTAAGAAGTTCTTGATATTCAACTTCCTTAAGCATTTCAGTTAACTTGTCTTTCAGCGCTTGTTGTTCATCTTTCGCCTGAGACAATAACTCTGAATGATTTAGCGTAACATTATCACCGGGAATTGGTATTGTTGTGAACTTACCACGGATCTGACCCAGCATCTCTTTACAAAGCGCTAATGCATACTTACGAATCCATTGTTTACCCATAGAGTTAATATTAATAAATGGTATGTTCTCGTATGGAAGTGTGTTCATGTTGTTGACACCCAGCGTTCCATCGTCATAACCGGCCGTGTCGTCAGTGGAATCTTGTTTAACATAGAAATTAAACCACAGTCTTTCTAATCCACCACCAAATGATTGAGGCGCTGGAAATAATCTAAGTCTATTGTTTTTGATCTCGTAAGAAAAGTGCGAAGTACGTGTAAAGATAGAATCTTCATACATAATCGCTTGCATTTTGTTTTGCCACGTTGGAACAAGCTCGAATGTTGAATCATCAGCAAACTGACCATAGGTTGAGTAATTACCAACAACGTTAATCCCACCATAGTATCCATAGAATCTCCACATTGCTCTTGGTGTTTTGTAGTATACTTTGGTTATAAAGATTCTTTTTCCATCGATAGAGCCATTAAATTCTGAACTACCAGAAGTGCTAGCATCGTTAATTATATATTGAAGATCATAATCTTGTTGACCAGAATTGGGTCTAAATGATCCTGAGTAGATTCTATGTGTACCACCAATACCTGCTTGTGTCGATAATCCATCTCCAACTCTTTGTGCATAAGTTGCTTGAAATCTAGGAACTCTCAAGTTTGAACCTGTTGGTCTTACTGTGCCGATAAGTTCGCCTTTATGATTAAATGTACCGGTAACATTACCAATAGAATCACCAAGAGCGTTTTTGGTCTGATGTAAGTTGATAATGTAAGAGTATTCTAATACAGCCTCTTCATATGCAGCATACACGTTTGATGGTGTAAGTTCAATATCTACTACATCGCCACCAAGCTTTTTATATACGTATGCAACCTGTGCTGCAGCCCCCGATACAAAGTCCACAGAGCCCGTGTACATTCCAAAAGGTACTGCGGCTGCAACATCGTCGGTAGAGCCTGTAGATGTCAATATAACCGCGTTTACGGTTGATTTAGGTTGAATGTTGGTTGGCATTAATAGTCCCTCTATTATTTAAATAGTAGAGCCCTAAACAAAACCCCCTGTGAAAACAGGGGGCTTTTTGGTAAGGAGCTAAAAATTAACTTTTAGAGGTTGTTTTTTTAGTGCTAGACTTTCGACTAGCGGTTTTTTTAGTTTTAGTTGTTTTTGTTCTAGCTTTGGTTTTAGCAAGTTTTACAGGTGCAGGGGTAGCAGCAGCTTTAACTTTCTCTACTACTGGTTCTGCTTGAACTTTTTCAACAACAGGTGTTTCTCCTACCACAGGAGCAGCTTCAACGACTGGTGTTGGTTCAGGGGCGACCTCTGGAGAACCCAGAAGTCGTGCCCTTCTTGCTAATACTCTAGCTCTTTTCGCTTTACGACCCATTAGTTACCTCTACGCATCGAAGACGCAGTTACTAAGCGCTGAAGTAATGCAGACACCAGAGACGTGCCAGTTAGTACCATCACAATAAACTTCAATATACGAGCCTACGTGAGTATCATCGTTGATTGTGAAATTTGTTGCCGAGCCAGCGTCCTTATTAGTTGCGACTGTTGTGTCGGCACTAGAACCAGCGTAAACAACATTCAGCACAGTGCCTTTCATAGTACCCGCGGCGGCGCCGGCGTGATCTTGAATCACAATAGTGCCATTTGCTTGCAACTGAGTTACAAGTTGAAACCTGAAATATGCACCATCTGCAACTGGAGGTAGAGTGATTGTTAATGCACTTGCGTGGTTGTGGTTAATGAAGTAACACTCACCGGTTTCAGCAGCTTGAATTTCCTTGTCAGTACCAGCGGAGGCTCCACTTCCAAGAGTTTCTGTTCTTTGCTTGCTAGCGACTCTTGCCGCTCTTCCTACTTTAGCCATATTATTTTATCTCCTTAAATATGATTAATTAAATTCGATGTACACCATCGTTAATTCAATAGTAAATAGTCTTATCTTCCAGTAAAGTCACGTTGTCGTACAAAAAACCAAAATCTGAAAAAATTACTGGAGAAAATTTTAAGCACATGTACATTTTTAGTATTTTTGTCTCAAAAAGAAAACCCCCAACCACAAGGGAAGGGGGCATCTTTTCAATGACCGTTTAGGTTAAATCAGGAACCCGATTCACCCAAGAGGCCGCGACAGATAACAAGACCGTACATATCTGGACGAACCATCTTCTTGGCGTAACGAGTCATGACACCCTTACGCGGCACGAAGTCTTCTGGTCCGAAGATCGTAGGAGTTGTTTGCAGTGGCACGTATGGAGCGTACACGTAACCGCTTTCAAGGAAAGAGTTACCGCGACGGCCAACGAGGATCACGTTGCGAAGGAAGTATGGGTCAACAATGACATCAAACTTCTTGCTAAGCGAACCAACTTGAACTGCGCCGATAGAGCCGCTTTCTTGGTCGTGAGTGACGGAAGCGCGGAATCCAGCAGTGAACTCAAGAATGTTAGCAACTTCAGGTCCACAGACGACGAAGTTAGCACCACCACGAAGAGTCTTACGGTGAATTTGAGCGGAAACATCGTTGATGGTTTCAACAAGTGTTTCGTACCACTCACTAACGGTACCGGTGAAGTCAGGGGCAGCCGAAGTTGCACCAAGCTCAGCACCAGTCTCGCGATTCACGAAGAGACCGGGGGAACGCGACCAGTAGTAGGTAGCTGCAGTAGCGCCGTTTACAAGGTCAGCAAGGATTTCACGATCGATTTCGAGAGCAACTTGCTCCGAAAGGATGCTGGTCAACTCAACTTCTGCATCAAGGTTGTGGTAAGCGTTAAGGTCTTGACCTAACTCTGGGGACCACTTAGCCTTGAGCTTCTTAGTTTGAGCGGTGACAGCAATCGAGTCAACCTTGATGTCGATCTCGGGGATGTCTTCGTTTGCTTCCAGCGGGAAGAGATCACCAACAACCGCACCAACAGTGCTAGACGCATCAATTTGATCCTTGAGGGGAGCCTCTGTGGAAACTGAAGCAATACCATTCGTTAAGTTATGGGCAGCAGATACAGTCGAATCACCCGTATCAGTGGTGTACACAAAGCGAATAGCATCGCCACTAGTCATAGCATCGGCGGCTTGGACGGCTTGTGTAAGGCGACGGATTTGTACTTGGTTAGTTACTGCAGAAACATTGGAACTAAACGAAGCCGATGGTGCCACCGTAATTGGCGAAAGGTTATCTAAATCAAGATCACCAATTGCAACCGCTCCGCCCGGCGCGACCAAATTAGTTGCAATACCAGAACGAGTAGTGTCAATGATAATAACATTCTTGGAGCTATCTGTAAGCGCTAAGAGATCTGGATCGTAGAGAATGGCTTTGGCGTTAGCTTCGCTAACAGCACCATCAAGCGCGAAGATACGAACCTTGGTGGTGGCACCGGCAGACAAACTGAACGATCCGGTTGGAGATGCGTATGCATAACCAGTTGCACCGTCACGAAGTGGACCACTAAAGCCTTCTCCGGTACCAGCAGTGACTAAATC